CCCGAATAAAATAATAATGTAGAATCGGTCCTTCCATTTCATAAATTATTTTTTAAGAACCTTATCGAATAACATCGAATCAATTACTATCCTTCGCTCCATTCTGTTAATGAAAGCATCTTGGCGTTTATTCATTTCCTCCATCCTTATATCATGCTCTTTTTTATCAATTATGTAGTCTTTAAAATTAGCCTTACAAGCTGGAGGCATTGCTGAAGTCAATAGAAAGATAATGAATGTTATTGTGAGCGTTCCCAAGCATCCTATTCCTGTTAAAATAAAAGCCTTTTGATACCATGTTAAAGATTGGTGTGTTGTCATTATTGAGGAATTGAACACCTATCAAATGGAGATGATATTCTTAATTTCATATTACACCAATTACCGTATAATTCACAATCGAAGCTATCTTCAAAATCTGTTATAGTTATTGAAGAGGTGTCAAATGACCAATCATAAATAGTTGATTGAACTTGATATATAACATCTAATAGTATTAATAATGTATCTGATAATACTTCAGTTTTATTTGATAAATCCTTCTGAACTAAATCTCCAATATATATTTTAAAATTATAAGTAAGCACCGATGTTTGTAGTAAAGAAGGCTCTAATACAACTATCATAGCAGGACAATTAACAACACCACTACTTGCAAAATCATACTCTTCCCCAAAAAAGAAATGATTTATTTGCTTATGATTTTCAGCAATATTATTTAGATTTTTTACTACTTGATTTATTGTCATTCAATTTCTTTTTCTTAAAATATTCTTCTATCTTTTTAATAAACTTTTCTGAGATATAATCTTTCGGTTTTGCCATTACATATTATTATCAGATGGTGAAATTGGTAAGCCATAAGTATTTGGTGCAAAATCTAAATTCCAACCTGTATCATAATTATTTCTATTAGGTAGTACTGTGTCAATTGAACTACCAGGCTGATTAAATAAAGGATAACTATTTACATTTGATAATAAATATTTTGTTACTGCTTGACTAAAATATCCTGCTTTATCTTTTGATGAATCTTTTAATCGAATTATATCCACTTGGTCTACTGGCTGTGAGTTATCCGAACTCTTTACCATTATTGCCTTATTGGTTATTTTGTAATTAAAGATGTCCATACCTTCGTATAGTACCCAATATTTTAACGCATCTTGAATATAGTCATCTAACAAGGTACGATTTAATGAAGTAGTAGTTCCTGCAACTATTTGCCCCGAAATCTCGTTATACAATGCTGTTCCTAAAATTGGTAGTATGTGTATTTTTTGAGAATCTGCAATAAGATTAGTAAGATACTTATCATCGACATTACCATCGATGTTAGTGTTGTCTTTAATAAATTGTTCTTTGATAAATAAACCTGTTGCCATTTTATTTTAGTTTAACTATATTTTGTTTCCAAATATGCCTACATTGTGGAGTGGGTGCATCTGTTTTTGGATTAGTGTACCAACCACCTTTATACTCCCAAACATCCAAATCCATTCCATTAGAAAGATTATCAATTTCATTTCTTGTATATAATTTATTTAATGAAATTAATTTAGTACAAAATTCTCTAGATTTACCTATTAATGCAGGAGCGTTATGTCTTAATTCATAACTATAAAGCACCTCTACATTAGCAGTTTTTGCACCTTCTTCTAGTATAACAGATGTCCCTAAGTCTGTTGGAGAATAACCTACATTTGTTGAATCAATATAACCTCCTGATTCAAGACCTGAAATTATTTTACCTATTTCTTTTGTTGAACTTTTTAATGCTTTTGCAATTTCTTCAAGTGGCATCTTTTCATCCTTACCAAGTAAATCAATTACACTCCTTTCAATAGATGATAATTCATTTGCAAAATATTCTTTTTCAGATTTACGAATAGTAAAATAATTAGCATGTTCTATTTCTTTTGTTTTTAAAATAGTGAACAACCCTCTATCTCTACCGATTGAACCAAATGATTCTAAAATGTTTTTTTGTTTCGCTAATTGTGTATCTGTTTTGGTTGTGGTAGTAGTAGTAACCATTCCTCCCGAAAGTCCAACTAATGCCCTAATTTCGGCTGCTGTCATGCTTTCTAAAACCTTGTTTGCAACTAATGGAGATAATGAATTAATGCTATCAATAACGTGTTTACTAGCTTCGCTTTCATTCTCTTTTTTAGGTAATGGTATCCCTAATTTTTCTTTAACGTAATCAACTGGCATAGCTTGTACTATTAACGATTCAGGGATTCCTGCGCCAATTGCCTCTGTTGGTTTTAAATATAATTTAGAAGGAATATTTTTTAATGTCAAAAACTTATTAAAAATCTTTTCTAATATTTGTTGACGTTTAGAAATATATGTATTTTGGAACAACTCATAAGCCTCTTGTATCTCACTCCTACCACCTAATTGTCCCTCTGTCTTAACTCCAAATAACATTGGTGAACTAACTTTGTGTCCTGTGAATATCTCTTGTCTTACATCCTTTTTTAATTCAATATATCTTTTATCTAAATCATTACCACTTAACGAAGTTACTTCACTCCCCCTTTCTTTACCATCCGCAAAATTTAATATTATACCCCCTGCCTTATCTGTACCTGAGAATTTCTTTTTAATCATTTTCTCAATCTCTAACTTCGCTTCGGGTAACGGAACACCATTATAAAAGTTTAAGATTGTTCCTGCACTAAATCCTGTTTTGATTTCCGAAAGGTTGTAATTACTGCATTCTAAATCTGTTTCAATAGCCTGTGTACTTCCTATATACTCAGGCATTGAATACACATTTGGGTCTTTTCCTTTTCTTGGTGCTGTAATTTTATAGATATAAATATAGCTTCCTTTGTTTTGTTTTTTATCAAACATAAAAGGCTCATATTCTTTTAATCCTGTTTTTTCTTCTGATTGGTTTCTTTCATTCCAATTTTTAGAATAATAATATTTTGATTCATCTTCATTGGTCCGTAACTTGTTTAACGGAATGTGATATAATGAAAAATCTGAACCCGATTTATTAAATATAATTTCAAGGGCAACAGAGTTAAATATTTCAAAATCTAAAAAAATTGGTTCGCTAATTTCGTTTAGTGATTCATCAGGATTAACATTTTCAATAAAGTTATTAATCTTGGCCTGTGATTCAATTGTTGTGCCTATCTTTTGAGAATTCCAACCACCACCCAATATATAATTAACCTTACCTGTAATAATTGCATTGTGAGTTGATGACCTCATATATAAGTCAATTAAATAATCGGGATAATCATTTTCTTCACCCCAATAAACCCAGTCTTTGCCACGAACTGTTTTAAATTCTGGCACCTTTACATTATCAAATTTTATATATGAAAGCGAATTACTATCCATAGGTTACATATTGTTTAGGTTGGTTATCGTATGTTGCATGAGCTGTTGTTGTTCCAACTACTTTAAGTTTTCCACTCTCTACCATTGCGCCTGTATTTGCTATTAATAGATTTGATGCACTTGCTTGTTCAAAAATCCGATAAGAATAAAAACCCGTTTCTGAAAGTGTAATAACTCCTGTCAACAAATTATTTGTTCCTGTTGTTTCTGTGATGCTGAATGAATTATATCTATCTGTATAGGCACTTGTATCTTGTGCTATAAATGTCTTACCACTCCTTGTAATATCGTTAATGAACTCAAATAAATATATAGGTGATGCTAACGTTGTTTTCTCTAACAAAGTTAATATAATTTCATTTACTGCACCTTTATTTATTAGTAACATTTATTATATTTTTAATAAAAAAACCTATGCGTAATTACATAGGTTTTCTTTGATAATTAATTAATAAGTATTATTATGAACCTATAGCAAGAGTTGCGACAATAGCTGAAGATACTGTATAAAGTGCATCGGGTTCTTTTGCCATAAAGGTTAAAGTATAACCATTCATATCACCCATTGCTTTTCCTGTTGCTCCATCTGCTGCTGTTAAATCTGCACCATTTGTTTTACCTAACCACCAATAGATACTATTAGCATCTTTTACAATAACATGTAATCGGTTTTGCGCCAATGTTCTTATGTTGTTGCGGTGTGATGCGGTCATTTTCTTCATCGTAAATGTTAACGTTGATTCGTTAAACAATGTGCCATTTTCAACAGATATAACTTCTTTAGAAACTAAAGATGCATTTTCTTTCTCAAGTTTATAAGTAAAGAAACGCTTACCACTAGAACAAGTTGCAGCAGTAATAACTCCTGAAGATGCTGTGATATTCGCCTGTGTTACATTATCAAACTCTGTTAGATATACTTCTAAGACACCACCAACGGAATCTCTACAATCAATTTCATTACCTTGAACAATATTACAACTCATTTTATTTTGGTTTTAAAAGTTTAAAAATAAGGGGGGCGAATATCACCCCCCATTAGATTATAAATTTTTGTAAGTAACTACCTCTGTAGTAAATGCTATTTGATAACCCACTTTCCACTTAATAGATGCCTTGATGTTTTGGTCGTCTGGTGAGTACCAAACTTTTGCCTCTTCCATTTCGTTAGCTAAATCCGTTCCAACAAATAAGTTTTCAGGATATGTACAAACAACCCTTGAACCGTAAGCTGCTAATGAACCTGTGATAGTGTTCAAACCATTCACAGCAACAACTTTCAGTCCGCTACCGGGTAACATAATTTCGCCTGATGTTGCTGAAGTTCCTGCATCATAATGGAATGCGTTAAGGTCTTTTAGTTTAAGTAAAAGGATTCTGAATGTATCCCATCCGCAAAATGCTACCATTTTTTTAGTCGGGTGATTCAATAATTGTGCAGGAATTTTAGAGTAGATGTCATCAAATATTCCGATAACAGTACTAGCTGTGATAGATGCTTGTGCAGTTGCTATAATTGGTGAACCTGCATCAACTTTTTTTAACCATCCATCAACTTGTTTCAAGTCATTTAAGTTAGTTAATGTAGTGTCGCCTTGCCAAGTATATTTTTCAGCACTTGCAGTAATGTTAGCCATTACGTAATCCATAATCAACTGCTCAAACGGCATTGAATCATAGTTACTACCGGGTGCTAATTTAGTAGAAGTATATTTGTTTTCCAATGTTTCAGGACAAAATACATCCTGCCATTTTAAAGGAGAAACAGTTAATGTTACTTCTGTAAATGTGTTTGAACCTGATGCGTTAAATGAACAAACACCACCAACTTGGATAGGTGCTGTGTTTGCAAATAACATTAGTCTATCGGCATTCTTAATACCTGCTTGTATTGAAATACCGGGATACTTCAAAGTTTGTGCGCCTAAAATAGCCGCTGTGTAAATCTTGTCAGCATTATCTCTGACATAGGTTGTTAAACCTGATACTGTAAATCCGCTCATGTTTTTATATTTTTATTGGTTAGTAATATTTAATAAATCTTCTTTATATTGTTTTTTAAATTCTTTTAAATCAAATGCTTTATTAGGCTTTTCAGCAGGTGTTGAACTTGGCAACTCCGCTATTTTCTCAATTAACTCAAGTGCTTTACTGAATTGCGCCTGTAATAATTCGTGTGCTTGTTTCAAATCATTAAATGATTTTTCTGATTCTGTTTTTTGATTTGCAAAAGTTTCTTTAACAGTTGTTAATTCCTTTACATATTCAGTAACGAAATCTTCTGTAGCAAATCTTGACTCTTTAATTATGCTCTCAATTATAGACTTAGCCTGTGCTTCATTCATACCTTGTGCTGGTGCAGGTGCTTGTGCTTGTGCATTGGGTTTCTTTGCCATATCTCCTTCAGGTGCGCCACTTACTATTGTAATAACACCTCCTGCTGTTGTGAATGTAACACCATTAGCAGTTGTGTAATCACCATCAGGAATTGCTATTGCCCCTGCATCTGTAACAACCATAATAGAAGCTCCAACAGCTAACTCTGGAACATCATAACGAATGATGGTTACACCATCGTTTAATTTTTCGTCAGTAAAAGTTTGGGTTGTTGTAATGAATGCTTCCTTAATTAATTTAAGGGCATCTAGTATTTTTGACTTATCCATTTTAATAGTATTTAATTTAATATAGAATTTTTATTAATAATTATATTTTAAAGTTTAGAAATTTCATCTATCAAATCTATAATGTCCTGCTCTACCGATTTTGTTTGTAGTTCCATATCAAATAAACCCTCTACTGAAAACCCTTGAAACTCACCAGTTTTAATATAGTTTTGCCAAACATCATCATTATCTACTTTATACGAACAGATCCAACTCCCCTCTGTTATTCCCGTGAAATTCTTAGGTGCTAATATTCCCCTTGTTTCGTCAACCATAAAACTCTCAAACATATAAACACCTTCCACTTGTGATTCTGCTGAGTGCATCATATTTACATTTGCAGTATTCCCACTTCTGAAAAACTTCTGTACTACCTTCTCTATTTCCGATTTTTCAAACACAACATAAAACTCGCCCATACTTTCGGAACGCCTGTAAATTGGGAGGTCAGCAATCATTAATGGACCTGTTAAAATTCGTCTTTCAGTATCCGCAATAAATTTAAACTGCTTATTATATGCCATCCAATTGCGCTCAATAGCAGGTTCTGAAACTAATGCAACATAAGATACACCACTTTCATCAGCATCATCTGCATTGATTTTTATTTTATAAATTGGTAGTTTTAATTTGGTGTCCATAACTTAATATAGTTAATTTACTAAAAATTATATTTTAGCATTATTCTCAATCATTCTCACTCTATCTTGTGTAATTCTAATATCCGTTTCAACTACTGTTACTGTTGTGTTTGTTGGCTGTGTTGGTGGGTTTGTTACTACTGTTCCATTTGGATTTAATTGAGTATTACCCGAAGATGGAGCGTTAATTGTTGGAACACCTCCGCCTCCTACACTACCACCTCCAATATCTGCAACAGAACTACTACCACCTCCACCGCTATCAAATTGTGTTGATGCTATCTTTGCTATAATAGCACCTGATTCAAGTGCAGCTAATGCGGCATAAGCAGCACCAACTAATGGGGCATAAGGTCCTCCAGTTTCCATTCCTGCGGCATAAGCAGCCATTACCGCCTTGATACCAGTTATAGTTGCACTCGCTAATTGCAATGCCTTGTTAACCTTAAATTGTTTTTCTGCTAATTCTTTTTCTTCTTTGCTTCCCTTTTTTAAATTTGCACTTCTTGTAATAAAGACAATATCAGATAGTGCCTGTAATCCTTGAGTTAACTTTTGCGCATTGTCTAACGATTTTTGTTTTGCCTCTGCATCTAGTCTATCAGATAACTTTTGATATTTTATTTTTATTAATAAGATTTGATTTTCTGTTAAATTTGCATTATCTAATTCAACTTGCTGTTGAATCATTAAATTAGATTTTTTATGTTCTAAATCTAAATTATTATTTATTTGGTCTATTTCAACCTGAGCAAGCTTATCTTTATTTTTCCGTTGTTGTGCCTCTATTTCTGCATCGTATTCTAATAATCTACTCGCTTCCTTATCCTCTTGTATTTTATCTAATAAAATCTTTTGTTCATCATAATCCTTTTTTAGTAAAACTAAATAATCCTCTGAGGCTTTTTGATTAATAGTTTTTATATCCTCTGCTGTTTTTTTTGCTATCTCTTTTTTCTTAACACTATACTCTGCATCTAATACTAATCTAGCATTCTGAAAGTTTTTTAAATCTTCTTCTGCTTTCTTTATTGCATCAATATCTTCTTTTGCCCTTGTTAATTTATTAGCAACTATGGCTAATTCTAGTGCCTCCGCCTGTTGAATTAACCCTATTTTTCGGAAAAGTGATGCCTCTATTTTTAATGATGATTCTAAAAAAGTATCATTATTTTTAATATCATTTATTTTAGATTTAGATAACTGTATTCCGATTTGAACCTCTGCAATCTGGGCATCTATTAACCTCTTTTTAGTTTTGATTATTTCTTCTTCACTCGCCCCTTGTGCTGTCAATAATTCAACTTGCCTTTTTATAACACCTGTTAATCCTTCAACTACTTCTTTCTGTCTTTCGGCTGCCTTTGTTAATTGTTTTGTACTTTCAGATGTTCGGTCAATTGATTCATAAACTGCTACTGCTATTGTTGCAAGTGCTGTTAATGCTGTAATAAATGCACCTATTGGATTTGCCTTTATAATATTACCAAGAACCTTAAACCCATCACCAAGAGATACCAATCCTTTTATTCCCTCAGTAAATGCCATAACAGCCTGTACTTTTAATAAGGCTTTTTCAAGGTCTTTAGATTCACCACCGAATAATGCTGCTGCTCCTGTTGCTGCCTGAAAACCTGATGCTAAGCCACCAACAACAGTAGTAACAGCTTGTACTTTACCTTCTGGATTAAATGATTTTATTTCTTGATTTAAATCACCAATTTCATCTTTAATCCGACCTAGTTTTTTTAAAGATGCAACATACTTATCACTTCCAACAGTTAACCCATCAAGTTCTTTTTGTGATTCTCTAAACTCTTGTTTTAAAGCCTTGAGGGACTTTGCTCCCTCACCTACTTCTACTGTTACCTCTAATGCTAATTCTGATGCCATTATTGAAATATTAATTGAACGGATGCCAACAAGTTAGTAGGTGGTATTCCTACTATTTGTGTTACCCATTTTAAGTTTATATAATCTACTCCTGCCGTACCACTTACAGCCATTGACATATTTATAATTTTACTTTGATTTAGTGAATCGTATGATGCAACTAAATAATCTGTTGTAGAATTTAAATGTATATAAAAATATGATAAATCGGCTGTTCCTACTATTCTGGTAAATTGAATAATAACACCTATTAATCTTCCCGTTAATGGAAAGTAAATAAAGTTACTATCAAATGTGTTTAGTATTATTCCGTTATGATACAATCCGAAATAATAAGTATTTGAATTAGCTGGATTTACTCCTGCACTTGCAAATGGAAAGTTTAATGCTGTGAATATTCCGTTTGCTGCCCTGCCTACTGATTCAGGTGTTATCCTATATCCGTTTTGATATGTACTATTACTTTCTGTTACTGTGATGCCACTACTATTTAGAACAACAACACTATTCATATTAGGAAGTACAGTTACTCCTGAACTATTTAATATTGTTACATTCTCACAACCATCACCAACCATATTTCTTGAACCTGTTACTATAACACCCCTCGATGTTGGTGCTACATAGTTATCATCAGGTTTCACTACATTACTTCCAAATGGTGGGCGATTTCCTCCTACTGGTCTGGGTGTTGCTACTAAATCGGGAAACATAATATCTGCCGCTCCTATCGGTTTTGTTTGTCTTTCAAAAGCATTGCCTGTTTTTATTTTAATAAACTCGCATTTTGTCATTTGAGATATAACAGGATTATAGTCAAATATTTTATTTAATCTTAACATGTGTCCAGCTACATAAAACTGATTCCTAAAATCCAATTTAAGCACATCAACAGGGGTTAATGCAAACCACCCAGTCACTATTTTAGAATCCTTATCACTTATTTCTTCTATAAATTGTTTGTAGTATTTATTGTAAAGATTGTTGTTTGTGTAATATGTCGTATTATAATAAAGTTCCGATGGTACACCAAAATCTAATGTCATGTCGGGTAACTCAGGTACAT